TCATTTGAACAATATCCTGAACGGATTAGCTCCGTCAATGCTTATTAATTTCAATAATGGAACACCAAACGCAGAAGAACGCCAAGCCTTAGAAAATAGAATATATCAAAAGTTTAGTGGTTCAAGCAATGCAGGAAAGTTTATACTAGCATTTAATGATAACCCAGAAAGTGCGGCAACTATTGAACCAATACAATTAAGTGATGCACACAATCAATATCAATTTTTAAGTGACGAAAGCTCTAAAAAAGTTATGGTATCTCATAGGGTTGTTAGTCCTATGCTTTTAGGAATTAAAGACAATAGTGGTTTAGGTAATAACGCAGAAGAATTAAAGACGGCTTCTACATTAATGGATAATACTGTTATAAGACCATTTCAGATGCTTTTAATTGATGCCTTTGATAGTATATTAGCTTATAATCAAATTAGCCTTAAATTGTACTTTAAAACGCTTCAACCGTTGGAATTTACAGACCTAGAGAATGTCGAAGATGCTGAAACTAGAGAAGAAGAAACAGGGGTTAAACTTAGCCAAGATTTACCAGATGAATTAGGAAGTGATATAGCTGATGAATTAATTGACTTAGGACAAGATGAAAGCGAACTACTAGCCGAATATGATTTAGTAGATGAAAGCGAAGTAGATTATGAATTAAATGACGAACTAGACGAAGTTATTACAGACTTAAACACCGAACCAGAACAAGAAGAAACAACGCTTTCTAAAATATGGAATTTTGTAAGCACAGGAACAGCAAAGCCAAACGCAAAAAGCACACAAGATGGTAAGTCAAAACAAGAAAGTCAAAAAGGCGTTCAGTTTTTAGTACGTTATTCTTATGCACCTCAAAAGGCTGGTTCAAATAGCAGACAGTTTTGTTCTAAAATGGTAGGTGCTAAAAAAGTATATCGTAAAGAGGACATCGTAGCAATGGGAAATAAGGTTGTAAATGCTGGTTTTGGCAAAGGCGGTTCTGATACTTATTCAATATGGCTTTACAAGGGTGGTGCAAGATGCAATCACAAGTGGTTTAGAAAAACCTATCAAATTAAAGACGGTAAAAAAAGCGAAATAACGACAGGACAAGCAAGAAGCAAAGGATTTAAAGCACCTAAAAACGCTCAAAAAGTACCAGTAGCTCCAAAGGATATGAAGTACAAAGGTTATACAGCCGAATATTGGAACAAAATGAAATTCAAAAACTAAATGGCAACAGCATTATTTATCTCAAGAACTGACTTAGTAAGAAATTCTATATTAGACGGTAACGTAGATACAGATAAATTTATTCAGTTTATTAAGTTAGGTCAGGAAATTGACATACAAAACTTACTAGGAACGGACTTATACAACCGAATAAGTACTGACATTCAAAATAGTACTTTAACAGGCGATTATTTAGCACTCGTACAAGATTACGTACAACCAACTTTAATATGGTTCGCACAAGTCAATTATATACCATTTGCAGCGTATCAAATCAAAAACGGTGGCGTATTTAAACATTCTAGCGAAACAGCAGAAAACGTAAATAAAAACGAAGTTGATTATTTAGTGGGTAAAGCAAGGGAGTACGCAAATTATTACAGTACACGATTAGTAGATTATTTATGTTTTAATCAATCTAAATTTCCAGAATATACAAGTAATACAAACGAAGATATTAGTCCAGATACAAATACAGTTTATAATAGTTGGGTTTTATGAAGTATAAAGTAAAGGAAAAAAACTTAAATAAGTTGATGTCTTATTTAAAGAAACAAAACAAACCTTTAATAAAGGAAAAGACTAAATGATTAATAACGTTTTAAAAGCTAAAACAAGGGAGTACACTAGCAGAGGTTTAACGACTGAAAAAATATCTGTTACTTGGCGACACTATATTAGTGGAATTTCTACTTACACGCTTTTTGACACTGGGACATCTACTGCGTTTCCTTATGCTTATGGCGGTATTGGTGTTCCTTATGATGCTTATTTTAGTCAATTTCAAATATCATCAATGCCTTATTCAACTAGACAATTTCCAAGCGGTAATTCGATAACTTTAAGCGTTTATATAGACGGAGTTTTAAAAGGAAGTCAAACAGGTTCACACACAAATAATGTTTATGAGTCAGTTGTTTTAGATTTTGGCAAGTCAATAGAAATAAACAGAGGTCAAGTGGTAACGCTTAGACTACAAGTGAACGGTCAATGGTGGTATTGTACTAGCACTTCAATAATAATAGAAAAATAATGAAAATACCAATATTAAGTTTAATTCCTAGTGCATACAAAACAAGTAAAGTATATTCTGTTTTACCTGTAAATGGCGATGGCGATTTTACTTTTTCGAGAAATAGCAACGGAACTAGAGTTCAAGAAAATGGTTTAATAGAAAATAAAAATAATAATGTTCCTAGATTAGACTGGTTAAACAGTAATTGTCCTAGTTTATTGTTAGAGCCACAACGAACAAATGAGATTATTTGGAGTGAAAATTTCACGCAATGGGTTAAGTCAAATTTAACTGTTATCTCTGGGCAAATAACAAGCCCAGATGGGGGTTTAAACTCTTATAAAATACTAGAAACCGCAGTTAATAATTTTCATTATGCATACAGCAATGTAATAACTTACCCAAATGCTGTTACGTATAATTATAGTGTTTTTGTGAAAAAATTAGGTAGGCAATATGTAGGAATACAAACTTTATTTAATACAGTTACGGGTGCTGTGGCCTTATTTGATTTAGATACAGGTTCGGTTGCCTATACGTTTCAACAGGGTGGGCATACAGTTTCAAATGCTAAAATAGAGAATTTTGGAAATGACTGGTATAGAATAAGTGCTGTATTTACAGGTAATGCAGGACAATTCTTTGCTTTAGGTTTAGTTACAGCCGATTCTTTATGGTCGTCAGGTACGGCATTTAATAACCTTTATTTAGGTGATGTCACAAAAGGTGTTTATGCTTTTGGTGCACAAGTAGAACAAGGAAGCTATCCAACAAGCTATATAAAAACAGAGGGTTATATCGAAACAAGATTAAAAGATGAGTGTATAAATGGGGGAAGTAGTAGTTTGTTTGATATTATAGAGGGTACTTTTTTTGTTGATGTAACACCCTTTAAAGCAAGTACATTTTCTAGGATATCATTATCAAACGGAACAAGTGACGAGGAAATTATTTATTTATTTAGAAATAACAATTCGCAAGTAACAATTATAAGTGAAAATAGTGGGGTTAGTCAAGTGTCATATACTGCAAATATAACATTTGATACAAGAAATAAATTAGCTTTTACCTTTAAAAATAATGAATTTAAGTTTTATGTAAATGGAAGTTTAGAACATACAGACACCAGTGGTACAATTACAGAAGATTTAAACGCTTTATATTTTGCAGGTAATAATGGTACTTTTAATTTTTTTCAAGGCAAAGTACACGACACAAGAGTTTACGACAGAGTATTAACAGAAGCAGAAGCAATAGAATTAACAACACTATGATAAAATTAGGTAAATACATATTTGATAGCGAGGAACAAGCTGAAACAAAAATAAAAGGTTTGGGAATTGATACTGATGAGAATGGAAATGAATACCCAACACATAGCCACGCAGTAGTAAGATTAGGACACGAAGTATTAGAAAAGGGAGAATTTGATGCAGAGGGTAATGTAATTAAAGAAACTGTATTAAGTGATAAATACTTAATTGATGTAGTTTGGAACGGTATAAAAGAGCATCCATACGGTTGGAAAAGCTATGCAGTAACGCCAAGCGGAGAGCTACTACATAATTTTTACGGTATTGATTATTTAGAAAATAAAATGTAATAAAATGGTAAAAGGACTAAGGTACTTAGCAGAAAAAATAGAAGCATTACAATTTTGGTTAATCGCTAAATGGAATAACTTTTTAAAATGGTTAATGCTATGAATATACAAGATTTTAGAATAGCTATATTAAACGCAGTTACCTTTGGGGTTAGTTTTACGCAGATAGAAAACGGTTTAAAAATTATATTATTGCTTTTATCCATAGGATATACAGCTCAAAAAATATACGAAACGCACAAGAAAAAAAATGACTAAAAATTTTAGTATAAAAGAGTTTGAATGCAAGTGCGGCTGTAAAATGCCAGATGATGTTTTAGTGAATATAACTAAATTAGCAAGTCAATTGCAGTATATTAGAGATAATGTGGCAATGCCTATAATTATAAACAGTGCTTATAGATGTGAAGAACATAATAAAGTGGTTGGCGGTTCTCCCAACTCTCAACACTTGTTAGGTAATGCAGCGGATATCGTTATACAAGGACTTGACCCTGTTTTAGATACTTATGATTATTTAGAAGATTTAATTATGTCAGGCGAAATTTTACAGGGCGGTTTGGGTATGTACCAAACATTTACGCATTATGATATTAGAAAAACAAAAGCACGTTGGAACAATGCCTAGTTACAAAGATAAAAACGGAACTACACGAGTTGGGGATGCTTTACGTTGGTTGTTAAAGCAAGGCAAAGAAGTAGCTCCAGAACTTCTAAAAATAGCTTCTAACGTTACAGGAATAGAAGCCTTAGAGATATTAGCATCTAAAATTAGCACAGACGAAAAATTAAGCGAAGCAGATAAACAACTTTTATTAGAAGAATTAAATTTTGATAAAATAGAAATGCAAGAAACCACAAAAAGGTGGGTTTCAGATAATAACACAGATAGTTATTTAACACAAAATATAAGACCTTTAACCCTTGCATTTTTAACGGCTACACTATTTATTTATATTATATTAGATAGTTCATTAGAGGGCTTTAAAATAGACCCTAACTGGATAGATTTACTTTCTTCTTTATTACTTTTGGTTTACGGTGGTTATTTTGGTATGCGTTCCGCAGAGAAAATAACTAAGCATTGGAAAAATAAATAATTTTTTTCTTGTTTTTTTAAAATAAAATATATAACTTTGAATTTTTTATTAAAATGTATTATTACATATAAAAATAAAATATAAAAATATATATATAAATAGATATAAAAATATATATAAAAAGTTAAATAAAATATAAGACTTAGGGAAACTTCTCAAATGGCAAAAAAAACACAACGTAAAAAATTAATAGAAAAACTAGATAAAATATTTAGTATATATATAAGACGTAGAAACGCCGTTAATGATGTTGCTGAATGTTTCACTTGTGGTAAACAAGACCATTGGAAGAAATTACAAAACGGACATTTTCAAAGTCGTAAACATTATTCTACAAGGTGGCACGAAAAAAATTGTCAAGTTCAGTGTTCTTCTTGCAATGTTTTTAGATATGGAGAACAATATAAATTTGCTTTAAATTTAGATAACACTTATTATGACGGTTTAGCAGAAGAACTACATATAGAAGCAAATAAAACAGTTAAGCTAGATAATACAGATTTAGAAATGTTAATAGAAAAATATCAATTGTTAATTAAATTACTAGATAATTAAAGTATATTTGTAAAGTATTGTTTTTGTTTTATCTAAGGTTTTAACCAACCAAATTAAACCACTCTATTAAAGGGTGGTTTTTTTTGTTTAAAAGTATTTTTTTTTGTTTATTATTTTTTTTATTGAATTATTTGTTTTATATTTGCCTTAATATTAATTAAAAACAATACAAAATGAATTTATTTAAAAGATTAAAACCAGAGTACAAAGAAATTTTAGAACTAGAAAACATTAAACATCCGTCATTGGTTGGATATGTTGTTAATGAGTTAGAAGCTCAACAGTACGTTAGAGAATTAAAATATGGCGTAGTTATGGACTTGAAGTTTTTATTAAATGTAGATAGTCCTTATACTTTATTTAAAGAAATTTAATATGACTTATATAGAGGACGTTAAAAGAGCATCAAGCACAGACACAATAGATTATTTAAATGCTAGGGTAGAAGCATTAGAAAGAGAAGTTAAAATACTCGCAGAAAAAGTTGAGTTTTTAGAAGCAACAATAGAAATCAAAAACAATTAAAATGAACAAAGAAAAATTAACAGAGTTATACAAAGAATATAACTTAACTAAAGACGATGTATTTAAACATCAACACTATTTAATTATCACTAGAAGTGGAATTGATAAAATACAGGCAGTAGCTAAAATTCAAATACATTATGAAGTGGTAAAATGCGAACCAAATTTCGCAGTATTTAAAGCAATAGCACACAAAGGTTCTGCAACAATAGAAACTTTTGGTAGTGCATTAAAAGGCGAAAACTACAAAGACGGCTCAACTAATAGCTGGTACGTTGCAGAAATGGCAGAGAAACGAGCAATGAGTAGAGCAGTGCTTAAATTAACAGGCTTTTACGAACAAGGGGTTTTCGGAGAAGATGAGAGCGAAAGTTTTAAAAATAATAATAAATAATAACAATTAAAAAAAAAGTAAAATTATGAGTGCAATTATCAACTATTCACTAAGAGTGGATAAATTACCAAAAGAAAAGTTTATCGCAGGAAAAGACGGTGCGGTTTATGTAAATTTAACAATGAGTGTAAACGACGAAACACGATACGGAAATAACGCATCTATTATGGTTAGTCAAACACAAGAAGAACGAGAGGCTAAGAAACCAAGAACTTACATTGGCAACGGTCAAGTAGTTTGGACTGATGGCAATATTGTCAAAGCTGAACGAGAAGAAGCTAAGGAAGTAGTACAAGAAGCTGAAACAAGCGACTTACCATTTTAAATAAATAGGGCGGTGTAATAACCGCCTTTTTTTATTATCTTTACAAAACAATACAAAAAAATGACAGAAGAAGAAACTACACATAATATGTTAATGGAGTTGATTGCAGAAGAATGCACTATTGACACATCTATTGACATAGAGTACCCACCGACAGCTTTAAGTTTAGGGGAGAAAACAATACAAGCCAGAGGTGGCGAAATAACCTATCCTATTGGATTGGCTACTTATGGAAATATAAGCTATATTACAGCACCGCCAAAATCTAAAAAATCATTCTTTGTATCATTATTAGCATCAGTTTATTTAAGCGGTGGTAATAACTTTGGGGGCAAATTAAAAGGTCATAGAGAAAGTAAATGTTTAATTCATTTTGATACAGAGCAAGGTCATTTTCACGCAGCAAGATGCTTTAAACGTTCGGAACAAATGGCAAATATAAAAGACGTAGGCTGTTATCAAACTTATGCTTTAAGAATTTTAAATTATACACAAAGACTTCAGTTTATAGAATGGACTTTACAGCAAAATAAAGAAAACGGAAAAGAAACAGGACTTGTATTTATTGATGGTGCGGCTGACTTAGTTGCTGATGTTAATGATTTAACTTCTTGTAATGAAATGGTGGCTAAACTTATGAAATTATCCACTACTTACAACTGTCATATAATGGTTGTAATGCACCAGAATTTCGGAAGCACAAAACTAGGTACAGGACATCTAGGAAGTTTTTTAGAAAAGAAAGCTGAAACGGTTATTGAATTAGAATTAAACACAACAAATAAAGATTGGGTCACTGTATTATGTAGGCGTTCAAGGGGATTCCCTTTTGATACGTTTAGTTTTAGTATTAACGAGTTTGGATTGCCTTTTGTGGTAGGCGAAATATACGACCCATTAGAATACTTTGTTCCAAGAACATTAACACCAAATAAATAAATGAAATCAATTTTAGAACTTGCATACAAAAAGCATAATGATTGGAATAACATAGTAAAAAGTTTCGGTTGCAACCCATCAATAAGTGAGGATATTGTGATGGAAATGTATATACAGCTAGATGCTGATGTAAAAAAAGGTTTAGACCTTTACTATAAAGATGAAATAAATCATTATTATTGTTATAAAGTTCTAAGGGGTATTTACACAAATTTATATAAGTCAAGTCTAAGGCAAAAGAAAGTTTATTTAGAAGATATAAACGAACTCAAAGAAATACAAGAAAGCGGTATTGATGAGAAAGAATGGGCAAAGCAACGTGATTACATAGATACCATATTAAATGAGATGTATTGGTATGATAAAAAAATATTTGAAATAGTATCAAAAGGAGTGAGTATAGCGGAGTTGAGCAGAAACACTAAAATAAGTTATTACTCACTTTATAATACATATACAAACGCAAAGAAACATATAAAAAATAAGCTATGAAGTTAGGAGATTTAATTTATTACATTACTTATTACACTGGCATACATTGGCTAGTTAAAAAGATTAGTAAAGCACTAGGTAAAGATTGCGGTTGTGACCAAAGGCGTGACGATTGGAACGACATAAACATAGAGTTATGAGAATAGAAGATAGGGAAGCGTGGTTTGACTTTAAAGCAAATGTATCTACTAAACTAACAAAAGACCAATACAGGCTTTTATGCACGTTACACGCTAGGTATTTAAACCATAAATATCACGAGCCTTGCAGTTGCAAACCAAAAACTTTAGTAATGTGGATTAAAGATATTGATAATATATATAATAAAATTTAATGATTGAGAAAATACATAATTGGGAAAAAGCAGTAGTAACACTTTTAAACCTTGACGGTTGGAATTTAACGCATACAGGCAAAGGGAATGAAAGTTGGGATGCAATAGGCACAACCCCTAAAGGTCAGGAATGTGTTATTGAAATGAAATTTAGAAATAAGTACTATGATACTAAAATCCTTGAAAAATTTAAGCACGATAAATTAATAGAAACAGGAAAAGTAGCTTTGTACTTAGTGAACGACCCAAAAGGAAACTATATGTTTTGGCTAAATAATTTAAAAGGTTTGCAAGTTAAAGATATGTACTGCCCAGACACTACATTATGGACTAAAAATAAAATATTAAAGCCTTGTTACTTATTAAAAGAAAAAGACGCTGCAATAATTAATCTAAATGAAGAAAATAAAAAAGGCGTTTGGGATAGCTATTTTCAGATAAAAGAAAAAATAATTAAAAAAAATAGTTAATTAATTTGTTTATAATTAAAATAAGTTTTATATTTGTACCAACGATAACAATTAAAAACAAAACATTATGAAAAAGACAAAAACAGGATTGCACATTGAAACAAGAAAAAACCGCATTGAGGTTTACACTAAAAAAGAATTATTAGAAAGAGAACGTAAAGAGCAAGAATATAGAAGCCTTATAATAACAGGAAGTATTTTACTTTTAGGGATTTTAATTTTTACTTTTGGTTTAATTATAGGTTCTAAGATATAATGACACCACTACAAAAACAGTCATACAATTTATGGTTTAACCACATAGCTAATTTAGTTATGCAATGGAGCAAAGAAAAACCAGCGAACACAGACTTAAAAAACATAGTGCAAGGAATGACAGAAATTGGTCAGTATGTAAACGGTTTAAGTGTTGAGAATACAGTCCTAACAAAACGCATAGGTTTAATACGAGAAGAAAAAAATAAACAGTTAATACAGTTTAAAGAACAAATAGAAAATTTAGAAAACGAATTAAAAAATTACAAAATATGAGTTGGTTAGATAGTTATATAGACGAACCAGATACAAAGACAGAATGTGCCTGTTGTGGTTCTGAAACAAACGGAGATTATTATTGTTCAGTTGAATGCTTTAATTTAGATATAGAATGATACTTTTAATTGACGCGGATAGTTTAATCTTTGCAGCTTGTTATAAGAAACGAGAGAACCCAGAAGATGATAAATACTATCGAGATATAGAAGAAGCTCAAGCTAAGTTTGACGAACAATTTATGAGCATAGTAAACAAGCTAGAGGATATGTACCCTGTTCAGAACTTAATAACGTTTAGTGGTAGCAAGGGAAACTTTAGAAAGCTAATTACAAGCGATTATAAAGCTAATAGAAAAAAGCAAGAGTTACCACCTTTATTAGATGAAATGCATCAATACGTTAAAGACCAATACGGCAGCGTTTGGGGTTACGGAATTGAAACTGATGATATGGTTGCTAGATATTGGCACGAACTGTCAAACGAGCTAGGACGTGACAATGTTATGATAGTAAGCATAGACAAGGACTACAAACAGTTCCCTTGCCTGATGTATAACTATCACTATAAACACAAAGAGGTTTTAGATATAAGCGAAGACGAAGCATTATATAACTTTTACGAACAAATGATAATAGGGGATACAGCCGACAACGTGAACTATTTTTTAGGCAAAGGTAAAAAGTTTGCAGAAAAATATTTAGCTGATTGTGATACAAAGTATCAATACACCAAAAAAATGTATCAATTATTTAAACAAGAGTACAAAGGCAAAGCACGTCAAAAATACACAGAGTGTTATCACTTATTAAAACTTAGAACAGAATGATTAGATTTGTATATGACTTAGATATAGTTATTGAGGCTATGGAAAACCAAGATTATAAAGACGCTTTAAAAATGATTAAAGACATACAGGAAGATTTAAGAATATTAGCATTATTATAAAACAAAACAAAATGATAGCAAAAACATTAAGTAGATTAGGAATAGAAGTATGGAAAGACATACCAGAATATGAGGGTTTATACCAAGTTAGTAATTTAGGAAACGTTAGGAGCTTAGATAGGATTTGCAGCAGAGGTCGAAAAATAAAAGGAACGGTATTAAAACCTCGTTTATCTTCTGTGGGATATTTTAATGTTAATTTATATAAATACGGTGAGTATAAAACAAAGACTGTTCACGCCCTAGTATCTTACGCTTTTCTTGAGCATACGTCTAATGGGGTTAAATTGGTAGTGAACCATATTGATATAAATCGTGAAAATAATAATTTATTTAACTTAGAAATTATAACCAATAGAGAAAATACTAACAAAAAGCACCTTAAAAGTTCAAGTGAATATGTTGGGGTATCTTGGTTTAAGAGAAGTAAAAAATGGCAGTCTCAAATATATGTAAACGGTAAAATAAAACATTTAGGATACTTTACAGATGAAAAAGAAGCAGCACAAGCATATCAAAACGAATTAAATAAAATAAAATTATGAGAGCAACTTATTTACATTATGAAAACGGAAAAGGCTATGACGTTATAGACTTTATAAAAGATTATGAACTAAACTTCAATAGAGGCAATATAATTAAGTATATTTGCAGAAGCGGAAAAAAAGACGATGAGTTAAAAGACTTAGAGAAAGCAGCAGATTATTTAAGGCGTGAAATAGAATACCTAAGAGAGCAGCAGCAACAATGGATAGAAAAAAACAAATAGAATACTATAAAAAAATGGAACAAAAAGAACTAGAACACCAAGAACAAGTAAGGGGAGTTTATGACGAACCAATAAGCGACAGGCATTTAGCTTATTTAAAATGCGTATTGATAAGTCAATTACTACTAGAAGCTAATGATGATTTAAAAGGAAGTAAAGCATTTAAACAAAATGTAAAGCTACAAGTTAATAAAACTTCTAAAATACTAGAACAAATATACCAAGAGGGTTTTAATATTATATATCACAATAACCCTGAAATGTGTACTAATGTATTAAACAAAATAGACAGCTTAATACACAAAATAAAAACATCCAGTATTGACGAACTAGTTATGATTGATGCCTTAGTAGATAATTATTTTCAAAACAAAGAAGAACATAATAAAAACCAAACAGCAGAATTTACTAAATTAAATTAATATGTATATAAATATAGAACTAAAAAAAGCAGAAAGAAAAGACTACTATAAATTCAGTATAAACGGAGTTAAACTAGGGGAATGGGAACGCTCAGAATTAAGACACTTAATAGGAGTTATAGATAATAAAATATAGACAAAATGAAAACACCAAAACAAATAGTACAATACGCAATAGATAACCCACATACAGAAGAACACATAGGCTCAAATTGTTGCGGTGCTTCACAGTGGTTAGAAACAGATTTATGTAGTGAATGTTTAGAACACGCAGAATTTAACTAAAAACAAATATTAAACTATAAAAAATTATGAGATTAGATAAATTAAAAAAAGCAGTAGATAAAAAGTTCGGCTTAGATATAGCCACAAGGTCAAGAAAAAGAAAATATGTATATGCTAGAAAAGTGTTTTGCAAATTAGCTAGAGAAACAGGAGCAACCTTTCAGGCAATAGGAAACGAAATAAACACAAAGCACGATTTGGTATTATTCCATTGCAATACAATAGATGTTATAGAATACCAATACAAAGACAAACACGATGAGTTAATAGACGAACTTAAATTAGTATTTTCAAAGCCTTTTACAAAAAAAGAAAAACCAAAACCAAAACCAAAAAAACAAATAGCAAAAACAAACATAAGCAAAACATTAAAACGTATTAAGTGCATTACAGACATTATAAGCGAATGGGATATAGAAACAGTACAAGAATTTAAACAAACACGACTAGACCCCTTTAACGCATCATTAAAGCATAGAGTAAAGCCTAAACAAATACTAGAAGTAAAAGGAGCTAAAATAAACAACAAAGTTAAAAACCCAGT